ACCGGCTGATCGTTCCGGCCCTTAATCCCGCGAATCAGTGACAGCCTATTGAGCGCCTCGTTGCTGCTAAATCTAATCTGCGGCACAAGTTTCCGCCCGGCGCCAATTGTACCCTCGCCAACGTCAATGTAATCTGTCTCGGCGTAAATCCTGCGCAATCCGTCGCCGTGCCTGTAGTCGCGCGCATTGTCTCCACGGAATACAATCCAATAGTTTTCTGCTGCCAAACGCTGCACCTGGATCGAATTGTAGTTGCCGTCTAAAAATACGCGTGACATCGTAGCGCCCGCCAATCCGTATTTATCTGCGATATCACAAATTGCGCCTGAGCTGTAGACTTTTTCCCGCTCTATCAATCGGCTGTGCAATTCGCCCTCGATAATCGACCACGCCCGCACAATGACGTAAAAGTGATCTTTCTGCACGTCCACCGTTGCAAACATTATCGGCTCGGTGCCTTTCGGCTCCCACTTTTCGCCAAGCACATAATCGCCCCGCGCATGCTCGATCTTTTCCGCGCTTATATAGTTTGACTCATTCCACGGCTGCGCCAACTGTTTGCGCACAAATTCCTCAAGCCCGGACAAATCGCCCCGGCTTCGCGCTATTGTTGCTCCCTTCCACTTTGTCACTAGCTCCGGCCACGGCGCATGAGCTAGCGCGTTGTAATGGTAAAATACACATTGCGGGTCCGAGTTGCTGTTCATTTGAATGTATCGCCCGGTCAAATTTCGTTCATGCTGTGCGCCTGGGTCCCAATCAATGCGACCCTCACAAAGCTGGCATTGATAATATACCGACTCGCGCAATGCTAGCCAATCAATCTCGCCCTCTGCATTTGTAACCTCATCGCGGCTAGCGTACCTGATGCCACCAGGCGGCACCTTGCCATCGACTGGCGCCTGCTTCCAAATGTATTGTATCTGTTCTTCACAGCATGGGCATTTTACATGCCATGTGTGCTGGCTGCTGCGCTTCCATAACTGGTCAAGCTCGCTGCCCTCGGTTTGCCCGGATGAAGGCAGAAACATTTGCCACTGCCAATTAAAAGAGTTTTGCCGGGAATGAATTTGCTCAAGCCATTTTTCTTCATCCTTGTATGCCCATGACTCATCCGCTGTAATCCGTTCAAGCGTTATGCGGTTTCGATTTGACAGTACGTTAGCAGACAGCAAGCGCACATGACCCAGCGGCGTGCTGGTGTAAAGTTTTGTTTTCCGGTACTTCTGGTTCGGTATCAATTTGAGAATCCGCTCGGTGCTGTCGATCAATGGCGTAAATTTGTCGTCGCTAAATCCTTTTATCGCGTCTTCCGTTAAATCGTAATGCGCCGCGCTTGCTGGCGATACGTGCAGCAAGTATAACTGCAGCAGCTGCGCAATAAGCGTCTTAATGTGCTGCACCGATCCAATCAGGCCGACATAAGCGCCGCGCGATTCTGCTGCCGCCCGGAGCACGTCAACAAGTAGCGGGTGATTTTCGCGCTTAAAGTTGCCGTAGTCGAGCTGGATATTTTGCTCGCACCATGCAACCGGATCTTGGCGCTCTGTTTCAGGCAGTGTCATTTGTTAGCTTTGAAATCATCCCAGTGGTCGGAGTGCGCTGTATACCATGTATTACTATCAGAATTCATTAATATTTCCACACACCCAAAAACTTTATGTTTCCTAGCTAATAAAGTTCCTAAGTTTCCGTAAGTCCAAGGGCTTAGACGCAAAATAAAATGTCTTACCCTAAAATATATACAGTGTATTAATCTATGCATCGTCATTCTGCCTCAAATAGTTTCGCAAACATACGCGACTGGCTCAATCCGTTCAGCTTGCACATGTCGTTAAAACGCTGCGCAATGGCTGGTTTTACTCGCAGCGTGATTGCAACCTTTGGCTCAGTTAATGCCGGGCGGCCCGGTCCTCGTTTTGTTTGGTTTTCTGTATTTGTCATTTTAAGTATTGTTTGCGCTCAGTCTCAAAACATTCGATCACCCATTCTGGCAAGTTAATGTTCCCCGGCGCGGTTTTTAGTTTTCGTATCGGTTCAAATATCATAAGCGCGGTCAATAGCGGCGCAAGTATTTTGTAAATGTCAGCCGGCGCCTTGTTGCTGAGTCGCTCTGCAATCTGCTTGCCGAATTTGTCGCAGCTAGCGTTTCCGGCCCAACATATATTTTCCAGGATGCGTTCGACTTCTGCGCGGGCCAACATTTCGCCCTTTTCGATTCCTAGCTTTTTCTCGTGCGCCTGTGCTTCGCGTAAGCATTTTTCAGTCTTGATCAAAAGATCGTTCCAGAATTTGATTATCTCATGGTCTGGCGTCGTCGTTTCTGTCGCGATGATCAGTTGCTCGTTGTAATAGTCGCGGACTCCCTCAAGTGATTTGATTTGCTTCTTGCCGCGCGCCTTTTCCGGCACTGTCTTTGCTGCTGTCTTTTTGCGTGCTGGCGTTTTGGCCATCGCTTTGCGCAATGCAACTTTAAGCTCTGCCGACTTGCGTTTTGCGTGCTTCATAATCCATGCAGCAATAACCGGGTCAGGCTCATCCCAAGGGCATCCCATGCGTGCGTATTTGCTGACATTAGTTTGACTAATGCACCACTTTTCCGCTAGCTGTTTTTGTGCCAATTTGCTTTTCATTTGTCTCGTAACACTACTTTTTTAATTTTTTGCTTGCATAAAAAAACGCGGCAAGGCTTCAAACCCACGATCTGCGCAGCATTAAAAGATTCCTTACCCGGGTGGCCTATTTTTGTGCAACTTGGCATGCTTTGTGAACGCGTTGTCATTACTTGTAAAGATTGTTAAACATTGCGATTAAATAGATGCTCCATGCAAGTATCATTAAAATTGTAAAAATGACATCAAACGGCGGTTGCAGTGGTATATCCATCATTTGCCGCCTTTCTCCAATGAAAAAAAACTTTTTCTAAAATTTATAGGCACCCACATCTTTATAATTGTTTTTACCTCTTGCCTCGCTTCGTCTCGCTCCTTCTCTAGCTCTTTGTATCGCACAATCAAGTGTTGCAACATCATCTCTGCATTATAATCGTTTGAATTTATCTTATCAATAATTTCGTTAAATGTGTATAAGGATTTCATTCGTTGCCCTTCTCCCAAGGTAACAGTTCACAGTCTTTATCGTTGAGGGCATAGCAAGCGTTTCTGTAAAGCGTGGCTTCGTTCCTCGCCTCGTCTCGCTCCTTCTCAAGCGTCTGCAATCGTTCAATGGCTGCATCAATTGTCTGCCCTAATTCATAAGCTGATATTGTGTCAAAGTAGTTTGCTTTATACCATTCGCTATCGCTCCACTTGCCAACTCCCCGCCTCCAATCGTTATGATCTTGAAGCGTTTTGATTATCTGTTCGGTTTTCATTTGCAGTGTTCTTCAATCAGTTTCCTAACGATTTCCTCCATTAATTGCTCGTTACGCTTTCCATGCTTCAAAAGCTTGGCATATGTGTCGAATGGTAGCTCGCAAATGTATGTGACTTTTGCTTCGCTTGCCGGTGCCGTTGTGTCTGTTTTTTCAGGTTTCATATTGTGCCACTTTAGGCGGTTTTTATTATTTTGCAAGCGCTTTATTTAAAGTGCTGCTGCTTGTTGTTCCCTTATAGAGAATAATTGAATACATGCAACCAGGCAATGATTGCGCTGTAAGCTGCGCAAATCATGTCTTCGAGTTCTGCCTGCATTGATTGCAAATTTAATACATGCAACCAGCAAGCCGCTTGTTTGCAGGGATTGCGGCTGATTGTATGTATTAACATGCAACCTGTAACCAGTAATACATGCAACCAGCTTATTCACGATAAAAGGCCTTTTCTAGCTTTTTGTTGGCATTCAGCTTTTTTGTGACATTTGCGCCGATTATTTGCGCAATTCTGGCCTCAAATGACCGCTTGTTCATGTCGCAGCCAAGCGCGTCAAAGTGCATCGCATTGGCCTCTCCTACTGGCAATTTGAGCAGAATATCGTCGTCTGAATGTTTGCGCTGTGCGCCCGGCTTTGCATGCTTGCTAGCATCTTTTGCCTCATCTATGACAAAATTTGGATAGTCCCACCGCACTACAAAATTGTCTGTTGGTGCAAACGATCTGACCTCAGTTTCAACGATTATATTTTTGTCTTC